TCTTCTGACATCACATCCCCCATCTCTTGATCAGCCAAGGTCCTATCCTATAACTAGTATACGGATATCCAGAATTAAATCTACTGATATTCCAATAGAACCAGTCTCGGGGATGACCCCCGAGACCTATCCACTTTACTGTTATCTTAGGCAGCTTCAGCATAAGAAATTGCTTTATTCAATGCAGTAATTTTACGTTGACGATTCTGACCATACCATGCCGACTGCATACGAGATTCATTAGTATGACCAAGAACGTGATCGGTAGTATAGGTTACTGCATTAAAAGCATTCCACCATGAACCAGGAGCAAACTCTGCACCAGGCTGTGTATCCATTACTGCCATGACCTGTTCAGCAGGACGTGACATAACTTCTTTGTTTTCTTTCGAAAGTGAAGGGAACAATTCACGGAGGTAGTTGCTAAGAGTATCTTCGTTATAACGCTTAGAAGAAAGAAACTCTGCAGCTTCCTTATAGGTAGTCATCTTGTTATGAGCAACACCTAGAGTACGTTTAACCATTTCCCCGTCAAAACTCCGGCGATGATTAAGGCGTACCATAAGATCACTAGAAGTGCCAAGAGCCATAGTAAGCGTATTATTACATACAACCCGAATCGGAGTAAAGCGAATATCAATGGAGCGGCCATACTCATGAGGATTGCTAAACAAAAGATAGCTATCAACTTTATCTCCACCTAGAATCTCAAACGATTCGTTTACCTTGGCAAGAGCCCATACATTCTTACCTTCTTTAAGTGAACCAGCTGTATGCATCTTCATATCACCAGCCATTACAAAGTCATTAAAGAACTCGAATGCTTCGTGATTTTGAACTGGATGCCAATCACCAGAAACAACAGAAAGAATCTTACCATCAGAAGAACGAACAAGTGCGGAATCTTCTGTAGGAATTTTCTGACCATTATAGTCTACATAGGTAGGAATCTTATCTACGGTCCAATCAAGACCAGCCTTAACGAGCATCTGATCAGGAGTCAGATCATCAATAACTTGTACACCAAGACCATGCCAAGGAACTTCACCAGCATATGCCATCGTTTCTACTTCATGTGCCATTTTTCACCTCTCCATTTTAAATTTGGTCACAATTTACTTTATTATAGTAGGCTGTTTTTTTAATTTAAGCAACTGTTTTTTCTAAAACAGTAAACCCATTATTAACAGTTGTATGATAATTAACAGTCCATTCCTTATGATCTCTAAGGAATTCTAAGATAACTGGTAAAAGACCTTTTCCTTCAGCACAACTTGCACCGTAAGTATGGGTGTCGTGAAATGCAAGATACTTGTTTACTTTACTATGATGTAGTTCAAGTTCTTGTTTAAGGTGGGAGTACTTATGATCTGTATCAATGAAAAGCAAATCAGTTTGCTCAATATCAATAAGAAGAGTATTAGCTGCAGTATAAGTTGCATCTTTACCTGCTTTTTGTGCAACTTGAAAGAGATTTAGTACATAAGGATCGATGTACAAGTCATAAGATCGAATTGTATATGCTGCAGATGCAAGAAGAGCTCTCGTTGACTGCCCATTTCTTACACCAAATTCTGTTACATGCTCACATAGACTAGCAATACCTCTCAAAAGAGGAAGATGCTGGTTAATATCGCTTGCTGTTGAGCAAGCAAATTCATATTCTTGCTGAAGTTGTTCCATATTACTCACACACAGTTGCTGTACGATATACCCACTGCCATCCATTCCAGTAGCGATTAACAACTACTTCACGGCAATAAGGTTCATAATAATATTGATAACGAGGCTGATTCATTTGGTTAATCATACCACCGATAATAAGACCACCGACTAGACCACCAAAGATAGCAGCACCAGCATCACCACCCCCACCACCATGATAGTGTTGCTGATGATGACGGTGACCATTCCAGTCAGCGTGAGCAGCTGAAGTCATTCCAATAATTGTAGCTAATGCAATTGCTAACTTACGCATATCTTTCTCCAACTGCTTTTCTCATAATATTAATATAGTATTTTTTTAAAAATAATGCAACTAAAAAAATATTCAATGATTTCAATGAGTTAGTACTTGGATCCTATGGTGTATTTCGTAACCAGATTCCACTTATCTTTCTCTTTAAATGGAATAATCTTGATCTGATTCAATGGTGCAATAGGATCTTCTACTTTATTATAATCTACTATTTCAATTAATTCCCATTCATCTAAAAGATGAATGATTCTATTACGTCTTGCAACATCACCTTCAGAAAGAGAGGAATCTTTACCATCTAACAAGAATAATTCTTTAAAATGTACTATGTAATATTTACCTTGTTTATGCAAAATATGACAAGATTGATAAAGTGTATTTTCCTTCTTAGATGCTAATCCTATACGGGATAGCGTTTCTCTAACTTTAAGGAAGTCTTCTGCATTCTTAAGCCTCACTTCCACCAGCTGATTTATGTTGAACATGATTACCACCTTTTATTATTCTTGTTTTTATATGGTCAATCTGCTCCCTTGTTAGCACCCTGCTAATCTCAAGAGCTCTGTTATAATTCACCTTATAATATTCTTGTATACATTCGACGTCAGAGCTCGCCACAGGTTTTGCCCATTTTGAGAATCTCTTAGAAACTCGTATACTATTTAGGTAATAATCATTTTGAAGTATAGAATCCACGTGATTTGCACGGTTCATCTCATTAGCATATAGAACAGTGTCAACATAATAAGAAAGAGCCCTATTCACTAGGAAAGGGCTGTAATCTTTTTCGGCTAGAACTGGATTCTCACTCTTACGAATTAAATCCTGTTTACTAATATTAATAGCATTTACATACTCAAAAGGACTCATAGAAACTCCAATGATACCATAATCTCGGTTAGAAATGCTGCTGTATTAATCTCAGGATCAGCCACGAAAGCAGCTTGATATTGGTATTTTGCAATAAGTACAACCAATTCAGGTATACTAGCAGGCTTAATATAATTGTAAGCTTGATCATAGAACTTCCTAAACAATTGTGCAGAATCTGTATCTGAGTTCTCTCCAACCCATTTACGCATCTCACTAAAGTTCTTTGCCTTAATATAACCAATAAGAGTCTTTAGGTTTTCATCTTGAAGGTTAACAAAGATTCCAGAATCGATCTTACCGTTTACTGAGTATCTTTGTAGTTCATTAAGGACACGACGCCAATCAGGGATATGCCTATTAATAAGCTCAGCAACAACAGCTTTATCATATTCTACCTTCTCCGTAGTAAGAATGTTCACTACCCTCTTGAAGAACTGTACTGCAAGTTTAGGTAGATCTTCTTTACTTATTTTAAACTCTACAACGGAACAACGAGAGTGAAGTGGTTCGATGATTCTGTTTTTGAAATTACACGTGAGAATAAACCCACAGTTCCGTGAGAATTCTTCCATGAAGTTTCTGAGAGCGGGTTGGGTAGAGTTAGCGTTAAGGTAATCCGCCTCATCGAGTATAACATACTTACGTCCGCCTGTAAATGACATACTTGATGCGAATTGTTGTATGTCGTTTCTGAGTGTGTCAATGTTGCCATTCATACTCCCGTTAATTACGATATAGTCTGCACCAATCTGTTCTAACATAGCACGTGCAACTGTTGTCTTACCAACACCAGCTGAACCTGTAAGTAGTAGATTAGGTATGTTTCCTTGCTCTACAAAAGAGCTGAAGGTCTCTTTGAGACCTTCAGGAAGTATTGTATCGTTAATATTCTTTGGTCGATACTTTTCGACCCAGAGAAATTCATTCATTTATCACCCGTTAAAGTTGCTAGTAGCTTCTGTAGCCACATAGTAAATAACATTATTGGTAGACCATTTCGATAGACCACGTGATGATATTTTAACATCATAGCTACCAGAAATCAACTTAATAATATTATCAACTTTAAAGATCATACTAAATGTCTTATCTGTTTCACCTACTTCAACGCTGAACACGTCAGTAGTAGGGTTCTTTGAATTGGTGGCAGTGACGGTAACAGTTTGACCATTACCAATCACTGCGATTTCCGGCAACTGAAGCACCCCAGTAGCACGCACGACCTTCTGAAGTTCTTCTTGAGAAATGGAGAACTCAATATCAGCTGCCGGAAAATTAATATCCTTATTAGGATCAGGAGCAACAATCATTGAAGGGTCAGCATAGGTATAGCTAACTGATTGTCTTCCTGATACGATCTTGACTTGATTACTACCAAAGTCAAGTTCAGGTTCCTTAAACAATGAAGTAATGCCAAGGAACTTACTAAGCTCATAAATTGCAAAACGTGTAGGAAAGTTTTCTTCCACAACTGCTTTTGCATAAATGCTCTTTGTTGGTGACATTGTAGTAATATTATCACCTGGGTTAACAAGCAACGATGGGTTAATCGTTGCAAAGTTTTTCAAAACGTTAACTGTATTTTCACTTAATTTCATAATATAGATGCCCTTTTAGCTAATCTTTTTAAACTTCTTCAAGATGTCAGGATCGTTAGAGAAGGTAGGAGGTGGAACGCTTACAGGCTTAACTTGTTGTGGATTACGCTGCTGTTTAAGAAGATCAGCATCAGCAGTTGCAGAAGCACCAATTGATGCCAATGCAGGAAGCTTACCACCGAACACATAAGCACCAGCATGTTGTAGATGCATCCATGGGCATAACCATACCTTCATGCCTGCCTTACGAACGTTCTGACAGAAGAGATAATCTTCAGAAAGATAACGATCAGTAGATGCATTAATCTTATTACGTGCATTAGCAAGTGCAGTTGCTACCTCATCTGATGAAACATTTTCACCTGCTGCAATACGGGCAAGAAGTGCTTCGTATGTCTTGAGTGGGTTATAACGATCAATTTCAGCTTGGAAATATTGACCAATCTTACGTGAACCATCAAATGCTTCTGTACGAACATGATCAGGCTTATACATAATTTCTGGATAAGCTTCAAGATACTTCGTAAATGTATTACGACGAATCATCATGAATCCTGTACCGGTTTCAAGCACTTGTGCAGGCTCATCGAGACGAATAACCTTTGATTCTTCTGTACCATCCATTGCAGGATTAAACACAAAGTCACCAACAAAGTCTTCAAGAATATTTGGATTGTTAGGAGGATCAGCTACACCCTTATCAATAGCCTGCTTAATCTTTTCCCATGTAATACATTTCTTAGGATATGGTGCAGCAATAACATCATACTCTGATTCTTGTGTTTGCAATGCCATCATTGCAATAACATCCTGAGGATTGAACCCAATATCAGAGTCAATAAAGAGAAGATGTTCTGCATCAGAACGAAGAAACTCGTCTACACAATAGTTACGTGCACGTGTAATAAGTGATTCGTTAAATAAGAAGTATGAACGAACTTCAATACCATACTTAACACACATAGCAGTCAGATCGCAAAGAGAACGCGTATACATACCATTTGCAATACCACCATACATTGGTGTAGCAACAAATAGCTTACGCTTTCTAAGTGCTTCTAAATCAATTTTAATTTCCATTTTTTATTTCCTTTTTACCATGAACCATCATCAATAAATATTACAATACCAACAGGACCTATAATAGCTCTCACGTGAATAATTAATCCTGGATCCATACCAGTATCAGTTTCAACATCCCATTGGAATCTCCACCATCTAAGTGGGTTAATTGCAAAACTAATTACAATATCAGAATTAAAAAAATACTTAACTATACTTTTGATCATGAGCTTTACCGATACCATAATCACCATCATACTTCTTCAATGATTGTGATTTGAAGAGGAGGAATTGACCGACTCTTGTGCCTTTTTTAATTCTAGCAAAAGCTTTAACGTGTAACGCCCCAGCCATAACACCGTTATAACCACTATCATAAAGCCCACTAGTGATAAACAAACCGTTACGGTTAAGAGTAGATCTAGTGATAACCCATCCAGCTTCATCATCTCCCACATGAATAATATTCTCCATAATGATTTCGTAGGTACCAGGTGGTAAGTTCCAATACCCTTGACCATCAGTAGGAAGCTCCATAGAACCTCGATGAATCTTTACTTCTTTACCGTTCTCTTCACCAATAACAAATGCACCTTCATTTATTTGAAAGATCTTATCTGCACGAAGATCAACAGCATTAGGCTGAATATCAGTAAGTTCAACATTAGTAAGAGTTGATTGAGTATCTTGAGCTGCAATATGAATCATCATTTCACTTCATCCATAAAAAAGTAAGGGTTTTCAAATGTATTGAATGTTCCTATAGGTAATATATTATCACCTGGATTAAATTGCCAGATAATATTAGGGTCTAGAGGAACTGAGTTTGTAAATTTTGTTGAGGATATATTATAGTCACTGTCAAAGAAGAGAGGAGAGATTTCATTACGAAATAATTGCAATTGATTAAAACCATAATATACACAAGAGAAGGTACCGTCAATGTCATTGAGACTACCAGTACTAAGATATTTATGCAGGATTAAAAAAGTATCCCATGAATTATCTATATTATGTTCTTTCATGGTTGTCTTTACCCAATGGTCTTTAATAATACCATTGTGCCATAAAAATGCACCTTTATAATATGCAGGGTGTACAAACTCTACAGTTTTATTTTCTGTAGTAGGGGCCTGCATATGTGCAATACAATATGCATTAGGTGGTATGTTAATTTGATCTAATGGTAATTCACCAAGACCTTTATTTAAAGTCAACTCTTTTGTATCAGTAAAGTAGTAGCTATAAGAGTAGGAATGCTGACCTCTATATTTGTTGAGTTCAGCAAGCTCAACTATTTTATCTTTTGAGAATGACCCAAAAATGCTACACATTAGAGACCTAAAGAGTTGTTAGGTAAAAATCTTTCCCAATCAACAGGAGGATTATAAGGGATGGGGTCCTTCACCCCTGCTTTAATGAAGTTAGCAATTCGTTCAGAGCATGAAGGACATTTTCCACAAGAATGCCCGTTTTCATCAGGATTGTAGCAAGTAAGTGTATAATCAAATCTAACATTACCTAACTCCTGCGCAATCATAATCTCGTCATACTTAGAGAGTAAACTAAAAGGTGCTTCTAGTTTTACTTTATGTGTACGATTTTGATCTGCAACTGCATTCATTGCATCAACAAAACGCTGAGATGTATCCCAGTAACCATACTCATCATGTACTTGTAGACCTGTAAAGACATGAGAAGCCTTGTTAGATTCTGCAAATGAAAATGCTAATGCATTTAGAATCATATTGCGGAACGGTACATAGGTTTTAGGTTGTGGATCTCCAAGAACGTCTTTGATGGTTGGCATAGCCACGTCAGTGCCACCAATGTTAGCACTGACATCCTTTACGATATCACCAAGAATTCCAAGATCCAATACTTTATGAGCAATACCAAGATGTTGACACGTCTTAGCAGCCATCTCAAGTTCTTTTACTTGCTTTTGTCCATAATTATATGATAAAGCAAACACTCTATTATTGCCATACTTTTTTACAAGTATGTAAGTCATAATAGTAGAATCAAGACCACCAGAAAGAACTGATACTACGTTTTGATCTGTATCAGGTAGCTTACTTAGCGCTTCGTTCATATTCATTTGTAATTTCTTCCTGTAAATACCACATTGCTTTATGAAGATCTTCTAGACGTCTTGTAGGATCTTTTTTGCCTGCTCTTGCAACATACTTAACTACATTACCTAAAGAAAAACTTAGATCCCAAGCACGAATAACCTTAATGACTTCATAAGGGTTATCTTTACCACCATAATGCTCTGGATGGTTTACTGCTTCTTTTTTACGCCCTAGTTCTCTATGAACAGGCTGCTGAACAATTTGTTGAGGAGGTGTTTCTTCTGTCTCTGTTTTTTGTTTAGCAGCCTGGACTACTGAACCAGGTCCATTAAATTTAAGTGCCATATTACTGCCTCAAAGTCTTTGTGTTTAATTTATAAGCATCAATTAAATTATTAGCATACTTAAAGAGTGTACCATAACCAGATGCTCGTACTGGATTAATATCAATACCACCACGGCGAGTATAAAGACATGTTACAAACAAACTATCTGGTTCTAACAGATCATTAAGTCTCTTATACACACATTCACAAATCTCTTCATGGAAGTGGTTTTCTCTTCGCATAGAAACAATATACTTAAGAAGTGATTCTGGTGTTACTGTTTTATTACCCTTGATAGCAATGTAGATATCACCCCAGTCTGGCTGATTAGTAACACGGCAGTTTGAACGAAGAACAGCTGAACGCCAATTATGGTATGCATCTATATTTGTATCTACTACTTCTAGAATAGCAGGATCTTCATTATACTGATTAAACTCAATACTCTCTACATTAACACTATGTTCAAGAGACATAAATGAGTAATTACCAATAGGTGCTGCTACTGAAGAACTTTCATCACAAAATGCCACCTCTAGATGTTCTTCTTCAATACCTAATGCTTTTGATACATCTCGAGTAATAGTCTCTGTTACCTTCTCAATAACTTCGTCTACTTTATCGGCAAGACGCTCCATATTAAAAGAGTTCATATAAAGTTTTAATGATTTCGACTCAACAATGTTCGGTGAGTCAGAAGGGTAAACAAGACGTACAACACCACAAATGGGGAAACCATTACTAGTAAGGGTAGAAAATTCATAACAGTTCCAAGTATCGAAACCAACAAAAGGAAGATCATTGTCATCAATTGCATAAGCAGTACGATTAAGATGACGAGGAATGCCAACAAGTAGGCTAGGATCAACATTATCGGGAGTAATATAAGGCTTAACAACTGATCCATCTCCAGCCTTCCCTAAGTGTACTGATGCAATATCTTCAATCTTTGACATTTTTCTTTTCCTCATATGCAATTGCAAATTCTAAAAACTTAGCAGCTTTCTTAAGATCTTGAAGTACAGGATCTTTATTACCTGCTCTCCAAACATACTTAAAAGCTTGAAATCTATTATAGTCAGTAAAAGTATCGTTAGTAGTATTCTTACACAACTCTTCAATTACATCAATACACTCATACTTACTATCACCTTTATAGTGACTAGGTCTGATTGCATCTACTACCTTTTTACTTGACATTTATTTTACCTTCTAAAAATTCTAACCATGACTGTAACGAACAATCCTTAAGTGTATTATAAAGATCTTCTTTACTAATGCAAGTATTATCTCTAAGAACACTATGAACTACTTCACCTTCATCTACACCTTCAGTTACTTTATGAATAACTGAACCTATTGTATGATACTTGGCATGACCTTCCCAAGTCTTCTCTTGAGGGTCTTTACCTTTAAGTTCAGGATGTAAATGAATAGCAGCAGGATGTCCGTTATAGATGTCGTGTA